GTCTTTTCTAGCACCGCCCTCTGGCTGTGGTGCCTTTAAATGTGAGCCAGTCTCACGATTGTATTTTTCACGACCCTTTTGGGTAAGGCCTGCGCCCTGCTTTGTTGGCAGCTTTTCTTTACGGCCAACAGAAAGAGAAACGGCACCACCAGTTTTCTTCTTTGCCGTCTTCTCAGACTGCTTAAAAGCCTCTGCTGTTGGTGCACCTTTAGATCCAGGTTTTCTCATGTGCTCACCCGAACCCTTGGCTATACGTTCTTGCTTTTTATGAATATTCGCATAAAGTCCGGGTTTTGCCATGTTATTGCTGCATCGGTTGTTGCATGCCCTGTGGGATCATGCCAGGTTGTTGGGGTCTAGCCATTGCTTGACTCTGCGGCTGCATCATCGGCGCGGGCTGTTGCTGAGGAATGTTGCCCACGTTAGCGGGCTGATACATGCTCTGAGCAATCTGCTCGCGTTGCATTGGGTTTAATAAAGAACCGGTGAGACTGCCGGCGGCCATCTTCTTGATGGAACCACCGGCTTTAAACTTTTTTGCGGCACCATCTATGTCGTCGATTGCGTCAATGCCTTTTTTACCGGGTTTAGCCTTGGCCTTAGACTCTGCGTCGGCCTTCTTGTCGCCAGTGGGTGGGACCTTTTTGATCTTGTCCTTTTCGCCTGCGGGCTTGCTCTTCTCTTTCTCTACATCACTTGCGCGTGCTGATGGGCGCTTAACTGCCTCGGACGGTGCTGCTGCTTTTTTAGGTACAATCTTTTTAATCTTGTCCATTGTTTCCATTTCAGACTCAGTCTTCTTCATACCAACTGCGCCACCGGCCTTGTACTTGCGAACGTTTCCGCCCTCTTTCTTAGCACGTCCGCCCTTACGGAGCTTGCTCAAGTCCGTCTTTTCGCCGTCGTGTAACTGGTTATCGTGCATGCCAAACGCTGACTTGACTACCTTTTTGGCCGTCTTTTCGTCCTGCTTCACGTCAGCAAGGCCGCCCTCTTTATACTTACCACCGGAGCACATGACCTTAGTCGTCCCGCCTTTGTGCATTACATTGACCTTGCCGCCCTCTTTGAAGTGCTGCATTTTAGGTAGTGTTTTGAATCCGTCCATTATAAATCCTATAGGTTATTTTTGAAAAGAGGATGATCAGTCCTTACATATACTAATGCAAAATTATTACTGTTCTAGCCCCAGGAAGAGGGCCCTTTCACGCTTGCGCCTACCTTCTAGCTCGGGCGGCTTGTTCCACATTAGAATGGCGTCTGCGGCCCCCGCTAAATCACCCTGGTTGATCTTTTTGACCACGGTTGACTCTCTAAAGTGCGTTGCGCCAATGTTAAAGCACAGGCTGTACAGCGCATCGTACTGGTTTTGGTTTAATGGCACCTTGATTGCTTGCGTAACAGCCTCATCACACCACTTTAAATCGCTTTGGAGGAGCTCCTCGACCTGGTCTATGCTTAGGGTAGCCTCTTTCAAATGCGCCTCGTCTGGCTTGATTAAGTGCCCCACACCAATGGTCATTAGCCCCTTAGAGTCGGCGTAGGCCTTGGTCTTAAAACCCTCTTCTTTGGTTACGAATGCCAGTGTTGATTTTGCAATTGCCATTATCTTCTCTTCTAAGTTTTCTATTTGTGGTTGCCAGGTGATGAATATGTCAAACACCAACAAGAGCGCCAGTAGCGCCTTCTTCATGTTATAAGGGGGCAGACTTATGCAACAGTTGGTCCTTGGCCTGACTGCCGGCTGAGGATCCGAAGTAGAACGACATAATGGCCGTCCAGGCGGTTCCCAAGCTACCGAGCATAAGCAGGAGGGCGTCGCTTGTCTTGAACGTCTCCATCATCAAACCGACCAATATTCCAAAAAACCCGAATGTGACCATTATGGCGAGGGCGGGAGGAATAAACGAGTGCGAACTCGTCTGCATGTCCCTTGCCGACTTTCGGTCAGATACAGCCAGTTGTTCAAAGTCAAGCCCAAGCTCCTGCGCCTTGGCTTTTAGTTGCACCTCAGCGAGCTGAACGCTTGCGATCTGATCAGAGGTTAGCTTGCCATCGTCAAGCATCTTCTTAGCGTCATCCTGCGACACGTTAAGGACCTTTGCAACAGCCTCATAGGCCAGGCCGCCGAGTGGGCCGCCCAGGCACGTCGCTATTGTCGGGCAAATTGTTTTTAACCAATCCATATTACTCTCCTATTGGCAGAACTTTGGTAGCATGTTGGTCTCTTTAACTATCTTCCAACACTCTATGATCCTGGGGTCTGTTTCCCAACTCTTCTCAAAGAACTCTTGTTCTTTTGCGTTTGCTCGTTTGCGTGCCTCATAGTCTGTGTGGATCGCATACATCACGCCAGACATTACGAAGCTCACGCACAGTACGGCGCACATAATTGCAAACCGTAGGTGCCACTTGTCTGCAAAGGCCTTACGTTTAATTTGCCTTGCAAGCTCGGCTTTTCTTTCCCGCTCTTCTTCTTTTGCTTTCTTGGCCCGCAGCCTGTCGCGCTCTTTTTGGAAGTCATCCCATACGGCGCCAAGTTCAGGTGGTGCGTGGTAGATTAACAGCTCGCGTAGCTCAATCTCGGCGTTCTCTAAACGCTTTCTGGCCAGGATATTATCAAGCGCTACGGCGCTCTCGGATCTATCCCTTGGCGGGTTCTTTTCTTTCTCTTTAAGCTCTTCTATGGCTTTTTCTTGGTGGTCAAAGAAAGCGCCGACGTGCTTTCCCAGGTCCGATACGATGTTATGCACATCGTGCGCGGTGCCTGAGACCTCCTTGTATATCGCCACACCTTGCTTGATGGCTCCAAAGGCCATCATAGCAAGTGATAACGGGTCCACTACTTGATCGCTATAAAGTGCGTCAAGTATCCTATGCAGGAACTTATGGCTGAGACAATGACCATGCCCGCCCAAAATCCACCCTTGGATTTATTAGCGAGTTCGATAAGTTGGCAAACGGATTGCTCTAGCTTGTCGATCTTTTTCTCAAGTATCTCTACATTAGCAACCAGTTGACCGTACTTGAATAAATCAATTGATTCTGAGGCCATTATGCGCTCACTGTAGCCGCGACGGGTGCTGCGATCGGTGTGATTGATGTGGGTGCAAGTACTAACGGCGCTGTAGTTGTTACAGCCACTACGTCAACCACTGGGACCACAACGGGCTCAGGTGCAGGTGCGGCGGCTTGTGCTGCCTGCGCCGCAGCGATCACTTGCTGCTGAATGGGGGAGATAGTGGCCACGGGAGCTGCCTGTACGGCTGAGTCGGGCTTTGTTGGTGGAACGGAAGACTTGCGCTCGTGTGACAGCGCCACGACGTGGTGCTCGGCGTAGATTGCCTCTAGGTGCTGAATGAAGTCCTCAATTTCAGTTTTTGCCTTTGAGTCAAAAGCTGCGAGGTGTGTGCGAATTTCTTTAAGAAAAGACATGAAATACTCCTGTTTTGAAAATTAAATTAATATGAATATGTGGCTACGAATGTAAACATGTTTGTGCCGTAATTAACTCTCAGCAGGTGTAGCTGCAGGTTGCTGTGCTTGCACTTCCTTATTGACCAACTCGACGATTTGGAACGGCTTTGTACCAATGTAAGACATGATTGCATTAAGGGTTTGTACGGATAGTTTTACTTCTTGCATTTTTAGTTTCCTTGTGGTGTTTCAATAAATCGTAGTAACACTACTACCACAGAAATTATACAACCCACTATCATTTGATGGATAGGAGTTAGGGATAGCTCCATGACGAAACCTTGTGCCATTGACAGAATAGCTATTACTATTGCCCAAATAACTTGTTTTGATTTTAGGGTTGTGATTAGTTTATCCATTTAGAACCCCGCTATGTTTGCAGCTTTTAAAGTAGCTTGCATGGTTGTGATCGTTGTATTCAATTCTTTAATTGCGTTAACCATGTGCCAAACTACATCGCTTGAATCCACAGACATAACGCCAGTAGATTCTGTTTTTACACAATCAGGTAATACTTGTTGAAGTTCTTGAGCTATTGGGCCAAGTTGAGTGCCTGTAATTGCCACCGCAGTAGATTTATCCAAATCTGTGATTTCATCAGGCAAACGATATTCAAAGTTTCTAATCTTAATTTGAGTTATTGCGCTAAGACCAACTGTGTTATCTACAATGTTCTTTTTAAGACGTTCGTCTGAAGTAATAGACCAAAGAGTTGAATTGTTACCTTGATATACACCCCCACCACCAGCGTTGATAAATCCAGTATTTGAACCTTTGCCCGTGACGTTAGTTGAATATGCTCCAATTACCAATTCGTTATTATCAGAGCCTGCTCCGGGACTGGTATTTGCACCAATCATCACGTTATATGTTCCTGATGTTAAATTGACATTACCAAATCCTGCGTTATCGCCTACACAAGTATTCCAAGTTCCAGTAGTTAAAGCAGCCCCTGCTTGATATCCAATAGAAACATTATCTGTTCCATTTGTTAAAAAATACCCCGCTCTATAACCCAAAGATGTGTTATTTGCTCCAGTAGTGCAAGTATAAAGGGCTTGATATCCTACCGCTGTATTAGTAGTTCCAGTAGTATTATTATATGCAGCTTGATGACCTACTGCTGTAGAGTTAGATGCTGTAGTGTTGTTTTTTAAAGCAGCTGTTCCTACGGCTACGTTTGTACTTCCAGTAGTGTTTGCAAAACCAGCTGCACTACCTAAAAATGTATTATCAATACCAGTTGTAGTTGCTTGACCCGAGTTATAGCCAACAAACGTATCTCCAAAGTTACTGGTATTTCCGTTGTTAAATGATTTTGCCGCATTTGCACCGATTGCCGTAACCGCACCGCTAGTTGTATTTGAGTAACCAGCCAAATATCCTAAATATGCGTTATATCCACCAGTTGTACCAGAATATCCTGCTTGATACCCTGTTGCTGTATTGTTAATTCCTGTGGTGTTGTTTTGCAAAGAACCATAACCTACAGAAGTATTACTACCTCCTGTAGTATTGCTAAACAAAGAAGCACGACCAACTCCAGTATTAGAAGTTCCTGTTGTATTTGCATTTAAAGAAACAGATCCAATTGCAGTATTGTCTGTTCCACTTGTATTTACAAGTAATGTGTTGCTACCAAAAGCAGAGTTTCTAGCCCCTGTATTTGAACCAGATAAAGCACCATCTCCAACTACTACGTTACCTGAAACAGACCCTGCACCTTGACCTACTGTTAGTCCGTGTATAGATGCGTCATTAGCTAAAGTTAAGGTAGTGCCGTTAAAGGTCATATTGGCAGAACCAGCCAATGAACCGCTAGAATTGTATTGAACTTGTGTATTTGATCCACCAATAGGCCCTGTTCCTTTGGTTGCCAACACTTGCACAGTGCCACTGTTGTCCTTGTAAAACAATTTGCCGTCGTAGTAGTTCAACGCCAATTCAGCACCTGATGTACTGCTAGTTAAGTTTGAAGCCGACGGTGTATTGCCAGTCGTACCGCTTGCGTAGATCAGGATGGGTGTGTATCCGCTTTGTGCCATTTTTAAGTCCTTTATCCGTTAGATTTTGCCATCAGAATGCGCCGCCAGCAATGCCGACAGGTGCGGTGATTGGCCCAGTTGCAGGGATCGTCATTGCGTCTGTTGTGCCATTAGCAACCACAAAGTGAATTGCATTTGATGTGGTTGTGCCAATTGCCAAGTCAGCAGTGGTTGCCGTCAAGTAGACATTGTTTGCTTGGTTGAATGCTCCAGAGCCAGTAAAGCCCGAAGAGTTCATACCAAAGTCACCGTAATAGGTGGTGTCAGTACTGTTCGAGTTGTTGACAATGAAGTCGGCAGACGCTGTCGTTCCAGTGTTGCTGTTTTGCAGAATGATCTGGTTGTAGCTCGACACAGAGCTTTGTGACGAAATCAGAGCATTTGCAGGTGTGTAGGTCAGCGTGCCAATGTTGAGTGATGTTGCGGTCGCCACACCAAGCACTGGTGTAACCAATGTTGGGCTTGTTGCAAACACATTCACGCCAGTACCTGTCTTGTCGGTCAAGGCAGAGGCTAAGTTTGCGCTTGACGGTGTTGCAAGCCATGTTGCGACGCCAGTACCCAGGCCTGTAACGGACCCGATTGCCGGTGTTACTGTTGTATTGCCTGCTAGGGTTAACTGACCCTGAGCGTTGACTGTAAATGTTCCTACTTGCGTTGCGGATCCGTAAGATCCCGCAGTCACCGCAGTGCTTGTAATGCTGAACTGTGTGCCAGTCAGCGTGAGTCCTGTTCCGGCTGTGTACGTACCCGCTCCGGAAAACTGGACCCAAGTAACTGCCGTTGTGCCTAAAGTACCGCCTGGGTCAACCGTACAGACCCAACCCGTGTCGGCTTGTAGCGTTCCCTCTTCCACAAACACATACGCAGAGACAAGTTGGTTCCATGTATTTGCGTCGGTTGTTCTTGTCCAGGCACCTGACCCAGACAAGTAAATGCCGTTCTGTGACGCCGTTGACTGGTTCTTTACCAGTACGCGACTCGCAGAGGTTGTAATGCCGTCAATTGTCTGCTCGCCGGATAGTGTTATGTTTGCCGTTGTGGCGCACAGCACCGGTGCCTTTGTGCTCAATCCCTGAGCAACAGAGTCAACGTACTGCTTGGTTGCGAGTTGAAGCGCGCTTACCGGGTCCTGCGTTACCGCAACAGAAGTCAGGCCACCAAGCGTTAAACTTGACGAGCCGAGTGATATCGCTGTTGTTCCAATGGTGGTCGATGAGTTGGCTAGCATTGTGTTGGTCACCACGCCAACACCACCAGAGTTTACCAATACGCCTGAAACATTAGGCATCACTGATACGGCCCCTGTCGCCACCGCAGGCGCTTGCAGTAAAGAGTTGCCGCTTGATGATCCAGAAAAGCTGAGCTGAGTTAGTCCGGCCAGTGTCGTGCTTGAGCTACCTAAACTGATAGATGTCGTGCCGATCGTTATGGCGCTGTTGGCCAACTGAGCGTTTGTTATAGTTCCGCTAAGGGCCGTTGTGGGTATCGTG